GGGCGTAGACCGCCGGCAACGATTCCTGGGCCTGGGCCACGACTTCGACCGCCGGGGCCTCGGGCTTGTGCTCGGCCAGGTCCCGCTCGAACTGCGCCCAGCCTGCGCGGATCTTGGCCTGATACTCGGGGTCTGGCAGCACTTCCATGCTGACCATGTTCTGTCGCGTGCCGTCGGACACCGTGAAGATCAATCGCTCAGCGCCAGTAACCATCAGCACCTGCTGGCACTGAGGTTTGTGCTCTTCTGGCAAGATGCCCGCGCGCACCGATTCTGCAAGAGCCTGGTTCCATTGTTTATGTTCCCACGCGGTATCGCCCAGCACCGTCAGACCGTCGCACGAGGCCGATATCTTGCCGTCTGACATGGTGACTTGAAAGAGCTCTTCTCCGATATCTGCCTCGATGATCGGCCTGGCCAGGGCCTCGACTTCGTGGCCGTGATCGAATATGCGCTGCGTGTGCTCGCTCACCTCCGGCGTTACGCCCGTGGCCTTTTCGCGCAGCAGTTGGTGGCGCGTCTTGTAGGGCGAGACACCCAGCATCGCCGCCGCTTCGCTTGCGCCGAAGTGCTCGGCACGGAATAGGTGCCATTCGGGCGCGCCTTGGATCAAATCGTGAATTTCAGCCATTTGCCATCTCCTGTTCGGCTTTTTCCATGTCGGCCACGAAAGTGTCTTCAGCCTCCAGGCCTTTGATCGCGGCACGTTGTTTCGCGGTCAGTGTGTAGCTGGCACTGATCGTCTTGATGAGTCGGTCTGCCGTGGTTTTGCCTGCGGTAATCGCGGCGCGCCATTTTTCCTGGAACTGATCTATCTGCTCGTCGGTGTAGGCCGGGCGGCTTTCGGGCTCGTTCTTTTTCTGATCGTGCGACTCGTTTTTCTGGTCAGTCGAGCCGCCGTTGCCATCGTCGTCATCGTCTTGTTCGGACAGCCCGGTAATCGCTTTGAACGTATAGCGTTCGAGATAACTTTTTGCGCTGGCTCGGGCCTGAATCGCATTCTTTGAGCCGCCAGAGTCCGGCGGCCCGCCCATGCTCACGCTTTCCTCGTGCCCGCCCACGTGACGCAAGTAGCAGGTGACCTCGATCCAGTCCTTATCGTCGCGCGTCAGGCGCCAGAATGATGACAGACCATGTCTGGAAAGTGCCGGGGTGGCCGCGCTCACCCAATCATGCAGCTTTGCGTATGACCGGCCGTCCAGGGGACCGCCCTTTACCTTTCCCTTTTTCGAGATCTCTACGCATTCGGCCTTGAAGGCAGCGAACGCCTGATCGAAGGCTTTCTTTGCCTGCGCGGCGTTGTAGCGGTCCTGCAGGTCCATCATGGCGCTGATTTGCTCAGGGCTCAGTCCAGACTGCACAGCAGCAATTGCCATTGCCATTGGCGAGTCCGCTGGAATCTGATGATCCTGTGTGGCCACGGCTGCTGGCCTGGCCTCGATGATGTCGTTCATATTCACTCCTTCAACTCCAGAAAATGTGCACAGCAACAGTCGCAACCGCCACGATTGCAATTGCGCCGACCACAAACAGGGCGACATCGATCAGCATGCCCTTGAGGCCCAGGTCGAAATCAAACGGGTCTCGATCGTCGTCGTTCATCCGGGATCTCCTACAGGTAGCAAGCTGCGAGCAGAAGCCCTGCCAGCAAGGCACCGATGGCGACTTGCACGGCCCAATGTGGTGCGTGCTCTTCTTCGCGGCGCGTGCGCGGAAATGCGGGGCCTGTTTTCACCATTTACCTCCTGCCTCGACGTAGCGCTTGATCCTGGCGCGCATGATCTCTTTGGCCCTGGGGCACGAATCCGTACGCGCGATGACCGAGAGGATTTCGCGGTACGCTTTGAGATCGTCTGCCATGTGGTACCAAATGTCGGCGAGCAGATCTTCGCGTTCCAGGGCCTGAAAATCGGCGTCAGCATCGACTGCGATTGCGTGGATGATTTCTCCCTCGTCCATTCCGAGCGGATTTTCCGGTTCTGTGTCGGCCTCATCGAAGTCGGGGCCGTTCACCCATGACCGCTCCCAGGCGCGCAGGGCCTCGTGTTCGTTCAGCATGCGTGCCTCCGCGAATCTATGTGAGTGACAGTGGCCGGGGCAAAGAGCCTGGACAGATCGATACCGTGAACATCAAGCCACGCGCCAGCTGGCCAGGCTTTCACCTTGCCGTAGCGCTCGTCGTCCACTTCCATGGGCCTGGTGCCGTGATCCTTGCACCAGCGCCGCAGGGCGACGTAGGCGTTGCGTGGAAACTTCTGGCGGGTGACCTGCTCGACCGCCGTGATCGTGGCGTGATGACGGTTCCGGCCCAGTTCCTCGCGCAGCTTGTTGACTTCGCGCACGGCTGCCGATGCGCGGGCCATTGCGGTGGCTTCCCTGCGGCTGCCGATCATGGCCTTGGTGCGCACTGCCTCATCGCGTTGGTATTCGACGATCTGTTTTTGTTCTGCCAGATCAGCGGCCAGGCGCAGCGCCTCGGGCAAGGTTTTGGGGATGGCGGGCATTTGCTGCTTGCCGGCCAGCTGCTTTTCCAGTTCGGTCATCTTGTCGAACACTGCGGCCTGCAGCTCGTAGCTGTAGGACATGGCCATCAGGCACGCCTCACGCTTCGGGAAGCGGTAGCCTTTCCGGGGTCTGCCGTAGCTGTCCGGGAGATCGGCTAGAAATTCAGCCGATCTTTTACCGAGGACTTCCGGCACCTTCGCCAAGAAGTTTTTGTGAAGCAGTTCCGGTTCGTCTTCGCCGCGCTGGCCGTTGATGAACTCGACCATTTCCAGACTGGTCATGGTCACAGTTTGGCTGTCCTGAGCAACAATGATGCCGGTCATGGTTTTGTCCTCTTTGGGCTTCGGTTTCATGTCCGCCGGATAGATGGCGGAAAACGATGTGTTCAGCGGGTTGTTCCCCTTCGGGTACTCGGCGATCAACAGGTCGCCCGGTGCGAAATCGCGCAGGTGCGGTGAGCTGATAACGATGGAGAATCCAAGAGTGCCGCAAATGACGAACATTTCGGCGTAGGTCTGCGTGCGGCGCACGAACTGCTCCACCGTCACGCGCAGGTGGCTGACAGTGGATTGATCGAGGGATGGGGAAAAAATGGTGTGCGCGGACGCACCTTGGACGGATTGCGACATGAGAACGCTCCTCTGCGAGTCTTGATGACCTCGCCGAAGCGTTATCAGGCGCATCCGGCAAGGCGGCCAGGAGGCTGATAACTCGTGCAGAGCCGAGCGGACGGTTTTCCCCTTTCGGGTCTTGTATGGCCGTCGCCCTCCCGGCCATAAACTGGCGCGGGCGCAAAAATACCGCTGCTGACGGGCGCGGGTACCGCTCTACATCGGAGTTATCAGGCTCCATCCCTCTCGGGACAAGGTCAGTATATGTCAGACGCCTGTCCTTCGCAATGCCCACAGCAGGCCGCACCGACCATCCGATGTGGCACGGTTCGGTACTCGAGCAAACGATGGGGAAAAGGGCGCGTCGCCAACACGCGCCCGGCCGATACGGCCTGCTGTGGGGGCTGGTTACGCCAGCCACTCGGTCAGATCACGCCCTACCCGGCAAGGGGAAGGAGCCGTCATCGCATCCGTGCTGTCCTGTGCTCTCGCACCGCTTTTCACGTACCTGCCCGACCTGACGGGCTTAGAGGATCAGAATAGATGGATGCCGGGGACGCTCTGGCTGCCGGCGATTTTTCGAACGCCCATCACCGGCTGGGACGTCCAGGGTCTCCGCAAGCGGCCCGCCTGGCTCGGGGGTTCAGATTCAGGCCGGCCTTTCACCGGCTCGCAGGCCCTCACTGCGCCTGTCGCAGGCATGTGCGCCGTACATGCTGGCGTGATGGCACCGGCACCGATCTCCGGCTTGCTGCTCATGGTTGCGTTGACCACCATTGATGCAGACTGGGCTTGATTCCAGCTGTCCATACCAGCGCTGGCCACAGGATCGTGACGACGGGCTTACCTGGTTCTACGTTCTCAGAACACCTTTACCGTCTGTCGCGGCACGTCCTTCCGTGCTGCTGCATCAATGGTGGCCCTGCGCTTGGCCCGCGCAGGAGGGTCCGATCGTTCACATTTCCATCTCCGTTTGCTGGCCCGGCTTTCGGTCGGCCGGGTGACACCTAAGAAGCCATCAAGTGAGACGGCGGCAATACTGGGGCTACTCACCGCGGTACGCTTCGCCTGGTTCAGACCGCCGCCTCACTTGATGGCCCCTCCGGTAGGATTCGAACCCACGACAACGCAGGGTAGAAACCTGCTGCTCCATCCACTGAGCTACAGAGGGATTCCCGGCTGACCGCGCCGGGCGGGCCTGAGCCTGGGGACTGCTGTAACCCAGCTTTGCAAGCGTTGATTATTCGGTCCTCCGGCACCGCACTCGGTTGAATGCAGTCTCGGATGCGGCCGGTCATCCCGGCCGTAGGTTGCTTCTCCTGCGCAACTCCCCGCTCTGTGCGGGCTCGCAGTGTGCCGGCCTTCTCCCGGTCGGTCATCTTCCGATTACGTCGCCATCGGCTGATTACTGGCGCGGCTTATGCCGTCCCCGAACCGTGCCCGCCTTCGCGGCCTTCTCATCGGCCAGCGGACATTCGTCGGATTTCACCCCTTTTGCTCCTGCCGGGATGCGTACTGGGCAGCCAGCCACTCGCACCGCCCGTATAGGGCAGGGGCTGGTATTTATCGCCTTCGGTTGTTAAAGAGCATCCGGTTTCCCGGTCGCGGCCGTTGCCGCTTCGCATCTCCGGTTGCTGGCCTGTGGCCTAGGCGTTCGTGTGTGGTGATGCGATGGTTGAACTATAAGGCATAGCCGTACACATGTCAACAGGCAAAGCCGTATGTTTGTGTTAAAGTTGCGGCACTGCCTGTTTGTACAGGTACGTCGAAGCCTAATGCGGTACGTCGGTGGTTAGGTGGATTCCCCGCTACACGAGCAAGCCAGAGCGGGAACGGTGGGCGAAGGATAGAGCCGGGCGGTAGCGCAGCAATGCGTACAAGTCTGTCCAGCGCGAGTGTGACGGCATGGCTCCGGGAAGCACGCAGCGTAAGCGGTACTGTAGGCAATCCCTACGGTAAGGGCTGCGCTGTGCTCAAACATTCACCAAGAAGCAGTTAACCCCTACATAGAGTTATGGTTATTGAGATAAGTAGGGGTAAGTGATTACAGGAAGCCGGAACCAGAGCGGTAAACGACTTCGCCGGCAACGGCAAGCGATTGCATGTCATCCGGCCCAACCAGGCGGTCGGGATATCTGGGATTGAATGAGTGCAAGGTAAGGGCGCCGCCGGCCTGCTTGAATACCTGCTTTACAAGCGGCTCATCCTCGAAGTGAATGGCGTAGATTCTGCCGTCACGAATGGCCGTCTTGGTGGTGTCGATCATCATCATGTCGCGGTCGAACAGAAACGGCTCCATGCTGTCGCCCCGCGCCATCACCAGCTTGCAGGTTTCAGGCTTGCAACCAATCGAATCGAAAAGCGCGGCCCTGAATGGCAGGGCGTCTTTCTGGCGCACTTCCCACTGAACCATGCCGTTACCGGCTGAAAAGGCGTATTCCCACCTATCCACCCATACGCGGGCGTCGTCTGGCGGTAGGTCGTCTTTCTCGTTCCAGATCACTATCTCAGATGGGTAATTTCGTAGGCCCCAATGATCGGGGCCGACAACATCAGAAAAATACTGCCACAAATCTGGCAGGCGTTCTTTCGCAATCGTGCCGCGCTTCTCCCAATCATTGATTGATGATGGCTTGATGCCAAACCGCCGTGCAATCTCTGCTTTCGACTTGGCTGCGCCTGAGTCGATCTTTTTCTGAATGGCGGAAGCGATCGCTTCGCCTAGTTTTTCACCTGTAAGCATCATGAGATGTCACCACGGCAGCGCCTGATACGGCAATACCTTGCAAACGTAAGGCGAAGCCGTATAATAGCCTTATGAAAAAGCCAAATCCATCGGTTACCAAGGCGATAAAAGTAGCTGGCAGCCTTGCCGAACTATCCCGCCAGCTTGGCGTTACCCCTCAGACGGTAAAGCAATGGGAAAACGGGGATCGCCCTGTTCCTGTTCGCTTCTGCCCGGCAATCGAGCGCGTAACCGATGGCGCTGTTCGCCGCCAGAAGCTGCGCCCCGATTGGCGCGAAATCTGGCCTGAGCTGGTAGAGGCAGCCCATGCTTAGCAGGCCGGTAAAACTCAAAAGGTATAGCTGCGAAGAGTGCGGGAAGGTGGAGCGCAAGCGAGGCGGTAGCGCCTATCACACCTGCATCCCGTGTATGCGAAACAACCCACTCAAACACTGGAAACTCAAGGAAATATTGAGCGGCCAGCGTGAGGCTGCACGCTCCGTTGCAGAGGCTATTCGTTACGGGAGCCTGAAAAGGGCATCCGAATTCAAGTGTTCGGATTGCGACTCTATGGCGACAGACTATGACCACCGGGACTACAGGAAGCCTCTTTCTGTGGAGCCGGTGTGCAGAAGGTGCAACCTGAGCAGAGGCTATGCGATTCCTGCCGACGGCTTCATTTCTGAATGCGTGTCGCTTGGGATTGTCCCCTATGGGCGCAAATCTCATTTGACCTCCCTTCTCGAAAGGATGGGGGTTAGTTCCCATGTTCTGGATGGGATGCCCGCCTATCTCGACATTAATCACTGGCAAGCCATCTTTCCGGCTATCTCCGGCCCCACCAAGGAGCCCGCCAATGTCTGACCTCTCTCTGATCATCACCATCGCCATCGCAGTCCTGGCCGGATGGGTCGTCGGCTGGGCGCACGGAAGGCGCGATGAGTAGCTCATTGCAGCAGCCCGTGCATTTCGGCAAGGGCCTCAGCCTCATCGGCCGCGAGATCCACTTCAAGCTCCAGGCGCCGAAAGATCGCGCACAGGAGCTCATCGCTGACCTCCTCTCGGCCGGTGACGGTCTGACAGATCGCGTGAGCGGCACGCAAGAGTTGTTCAGTTTTCGTAGTCATGGGCGGATTTTCACGCCAGCAGGGGTTGGGTTCCATTCGTACTTTCCGATGTCCATGAGCCTCACTGTAGGACGCAACGGCAAGCCCCGAAACGCTGAAACGATTGGGGGATCAGCGCAATGACCTATCGCTACACGAACACCAACTGGCTGGATGTTCTCTACAACTGCGTGCGCAACACCACGGGCGGCGTGGTATCCGCAGCCACATTCCTGACTGAGCGGCGCGGCGTGTCGATCCACTCCGAGCGGCTGCGTAAAAAGCTGCGCGGGGTGGATGGTGAGGCGATGAGCGTCGAGATGGCGCTATTGCTCTCCGAATGGATGGATGAGCAAGAGGGCGCACAAGAATACTCACGCGACTGGATGCAGGCGCTGTGCGCGGCCGAAGGCCTGCATGTCGACTCGGTGCCGCCGGCAAACACGGCCGGCTGGAAAAGTGAGGCCGCAGCGCTGCAGGCTAAGTTCCTGGACATCAGCATGATGATCGGGCGCATTGCAGGCGTCACAGCCGAGACGGTTGCCGATGGGGTGATCTCACAGGCTGAAGCCGACAGGCTCGTGCCCTTGCTTCGCGATGCCCGGGTGATCTTGCATCGGATGGAAAGTAACGCGCTTCGGGCTGCGAAAGGGAGGCGGTGATGGAGCGCCAAGTCTACCGGCTTCTCACGCCCCAGATTCGCGGGTTCGCCGCCAAGGCAGCTGTGACGGTGCCGGACGGCTGGGTGGCCCGGTTTTCGCCGCCACCTCGTACGTTGGCCCAGAACGCTGGCACGCATGTGCTCTACGAGATCATCGCGGCCGCACTTCCAGAAGATGACGCAGTTGGCTGGAAGGCGTACTGCAAATTGCATCATGCTGTGCCGATCCTGCGTGCCGAGGATCCCGAGTACCGCGAGATCTACGACAACACGATCAAGCTCATGAGCTACGAGCAGAAATTGCTCATCATGCGCGAATTCCCGGCCACGTCCCGGATGGACAAGAGCCAGATCAACCGCTACATCGCTGCGTTGCAAGACGACTTCGCGCGTCGGGGCGTGGTGCTGGAATTGACGGAGGCGGCATGAGGCCATACGAAGACTTTTTGCTGCACAAAAGCCAGGCCGATGATGCCAGTGGCTTTGAGCCTGTGTGGATCCCGGACTTTCTCTTCGATTTTCAGGCGCACCTGACGGACTGGGCCATGCGTATGGGTCGGGCCGCGCTTTTCGAAGACTGCGGCATGGGCAAGACTGTGCAGGAGCTTGTGTGGGCACAGAACGTCGTGCAACACACAAACGGCAACGTGCTCATCAATACGCCGCTGGCGGTGGGTCAACAGATGGCGCGCGAAGCGGAAAAATTCGGCATCGAAGTGCATATCGCGCGCGACGGCAAAGTGCGTCGCGGCATCAACGTCGTGAACTACGAACGCCTGCACCTGTTCGATCCTGCGGATTTCGCGGGCTACGTCGCTGACGAATCGAGCATACTGAAGAACTTCAACGGCAAGACGCGGGCACTGGTCACCGATTTTTCCCGCAAGCTGCGCTACCGTTTGTTGGCCACCGCTACGGCCGCGCCAAACGACTACACGGAGCTTGGCACATCGTCTGAGGCGCTGGGCTATCTGGGTCACATGGACATGCTCAATCGCTTCTTCAAAAACGATCTGGGCAACAGCAGCATGGGCCGTGGGTTCATGGGCAAGCAAAACCAGTGGAGATTCAAGGGACACGCCGAGCAGCCGTTCTGGCGCTGGGTTTGCTCGTGGGCTCGCGCTGTCCGAAAACCGTCAGATATCGGTTTTTCGAACGATGGTTTCGATCTGCCGTTGCTCGAAGAAATAGAGCATCTGGTGAGCGCGAATACGCGCCCCGACGGCATGCTGTTTGATCTGCCTGCCGTCGGTCTACAAGAGCAGCGCGAGGAACAGCGTCGGACGATCGAGGAGCGCTGCCAAGCCGTGGCCGATTTAGTCAACGATACAGGAAGGCCCGCGCTCGTCTGGTGTCATCTGAACGCAGAAGGCGATCTGTTGGAGCGCCTGATACCCGACGCCGTCCAGGTCAAAGGCAGCCAGCCCGACGATGAAAAAGAAGACCGTCTGCTGTCCTTCGCCGAAGGGAAGTCTCGGGTGTTGGTGACAAAGCCCAAGATCGGCGCTTGGGGGCTGAACTTCCAGCACTGCAGCCACATCGTCACGTTTCCTTCGCATTCTTTCGAGCAGCACTACCAGGGCATCCGACGCTGCTGGCGATTTGGCCAGGCGCAGCCTGTGCGCGTGGACATCGTGACCACCGAAGGCGGGCAAGGCGTGCTCAAAAACCTGCAGACGAAAGCCGAGGCGGCGGACCGTATGTTCACCAACCTTGTGGCGGAAATGAACGCGGCCGTGACGATTGATCGCACGCGGTCCATGGATAAAAAAATGGAGGCACCGGCATGGGCGTGATTGATCAACATATCGACAAGCAGTACGCGATTTACAACGGCGACTGCGTTGAGGTCATGCGCGGCCTGCCAGATGAAAGCGTTCATCTGTCGGTCTACTCGCCACCGTTTGGCGGCCTGTATCACTACAGCAGCTCGGATCGCGACCTATCCAACTGTCGCAACTATGATGAGTTTTTCGAGCATTACGGATACGTGGTGCAGGAGCTGCACAGGTTGACCCTGCCGGGGCGCATGACGGCGGTGCATTGCATGGAGATTCCGCGCAGCAACAGCGGCACCGATTCTCTGATTGATTTTCCAGGCGACATCATCCGGTTGCATGAGCGCCTGGGTTGGGAGTACGCCGGGCGCCACGTGATCTGGAAGGAGCCGCTTGCTGTGCGTCTGCGCACGATGCAGAAGAACCTGGCGCACGCCACGCTGGTCGCGGATTCAATCGACTGCGGCGTGGCCTCGGCTGACAACCTGCTCTTTTTTCGACGCAGCGGAAAGAATCCGATCCCTGTGCAGCACCCTACGGGTCTGATGGAGTACGCCGGCGAGCGGCCGCCGCCCGCAGAGGTGATGAAGTATCGCGGCTGGACGAAAAAACAAACCGAGAACCGATTCTCGCACTGGGTCTGGCGTCAGTACGCGAGCTGCATGTGGGATGACATCAGGCTGGGCCGGGTGCTGCCGTATAAAGAGGCGCGCGACCCCGACGACGAAAAACACGTCCACCCGTTGCAGCTCGATGTGATCGACCGCGCGATCGTCTTGCGCAGCAACCCGGGCGAAGTGATCCTGACGCCTTTTGCCGGCGTTGGCTCCGAAGTGTACGGCGCCATCACAGCAGGGCGCCGCGCCATCGGAATCGAACTCAAACCCAGCTACTACCGGCAGATGGTCCGCAACGCAGAGGCGGCCGCTCAGGGGTTGAGGTTCGACGTTGAGAACGAAGAACTGCCGTTCGATGAGGCGATTGCATGACCTGGAACAGCACACTGCGATCCGGCAAGCCCATCACGCGCAAGACACCGCTGCGCCAGGGTAAGCCGATGGCGCGCAGCCGGGAAAAGAAGGGCCCAGGCCTGGCCCAGCGAATTGCTGAG